CTATAACCTGCCTTTGACTAAACTTCGTCAAGCAGTTACGACCGCCGAGGCACGATGGCGACCATACTCTATCACCTATGTGAATAAAGGAGTTGGTGGAGCATCACGAAACCAAGGTATGCTTGCCGATGGTAGATTCGAGAATCTTCGGGACATAGACGTTCAAGAAGAGATGATCGAAGAGTATCTTATTAATAAAGAACTTGATGATGGCGTTCTTGACAAAGTGCTTGAACATAATCGTCACTACAATCGAATCGCCGAGTCCCAAGAAGAAGTTTCTCGTAATGTCATTTGGGCTGTAAAAGAAATGCAGTGGGACAACCTGTTTAACTACGGGGGGAAGAACAAACTAAACTTTGAGAACCTCAACGGGATTGTGGGGATCTTTGGTAAAAACTATTCAGGGAAGTCATCAATTGTAGACTCTGCCCTTTACTCCCTATTCAACACCACCTCAAAAGGTGAGCGCAAAAACGTTCACATTATCAATCAAAATAAAGAGAAAGCCCGAGGTCGTATAGACATTCAAATAGGCGAGAACACATATAGAATTACTCGTAATCTCGCAAAGTATGAAAAGACACTGCGAGGTAATACAACTATCGAAGCAAAAGTAGAACTTGACTTTGCTGTTTACAATGGTGAAGAGTGGGAGTCCCTAAACGGAACATCCCGCAATAAAACAGATGCTGCCATTCGTAGACACTTTGGAACGATTGACGACTTTCTTTTGACTTCAATGGCCTCGCAGATGGACTCTCTTTCTTTTGTAAAAGAGGGCTCGACTAAGCGAAAAGAAATTCTTGCCAAGTTTCTTGACCTCGATTTGTTTGATGCCAAGTTCAAGTTGGCCAAGAAAGATCTATCAGAGAAAAAATCTATTATCAAACATCTTCGTTCAATGAACTGGGATCTTGAGATCAATAAAAAGCAAGACATTCTTGATGACATTGAGATCGACATTCGAGAAAAGAATGACAGATGTAAAGAAATTGACATTGAACTAAAAACAATGGTCGCTCAACTTGAAGAGATCAATGAAGCAATTGATGCTATTCCAGCAGAGATTATTAACATATCCGACATTAACAAACGGATTCAACAAAAGGAAAATCACACGACATCACTGCTTACCAAAAACGCATCATTGTCGTCGAAAATTTCCACTAATAAGCAAACTTTACAAGAGGTCATTGCCTTCGTCGATACATTTGACCTGAATGTATTGTTAGAAGAAAAACAAAGCCATTCTGAACTAGTTGGCTCTAAATCTTCAAATTCTTCGGACATTCGTGAAGCAGAGACCGAAAAGAAAAGATTACAGAAGAAAATCAAGATGCTGGATAATCACGAGTATGATCCTGATTGTGAGTTCTGTATAAACAATAAGTTTGTCAAAGATGCAAAGAAAGCAGAAGCCGGATTGAAGGGGCTCAAAGAAAGAATGTCAAATCTCAAGATGACAGCAGAGAACATCGATGCTAAGATCTCCGAGTTAAACATTGAGGACATTGAAGAAAAGATTGCTTCTTATCACGAAGTTGTATCTCGTCGCGACTCTTTACAAACAGAGATAGAGCGAGACGGTTTACAAGTAGAAAGCAACAATAAGCAAGTCCAAATCAATAACACCGCTCTTGATGGCTTGGTTGTCTCTCGTGACTTATACGAAGAAAACCGAGAAGCGATTGAAAACAAAGAAGCATTTCTTGCTAAGCGAGACGAATACTCTCGTGCGAGAGCGAAACTTACTGGGGAACAAAAGGATTGTGAAGAGGCGCTCCAAGAATTCTTTATCGAGAAGGGATCAACCCAGCAAGCAATAACCTCTTATCAAGAACGGAAACAGGAACTTGAGGCTATTGAAAAAGAATTTGTGGCTCTCGACTTGTTCCTCCAGTGCATGCATCCTAACGGTATCGCCTACAACGTGATTCGTCAAATGCTTCCCGTAATTAACGAAGAGATAGCCAAAGTTTTAACTTCTATTGTTGACTTTGAGGTGTTCTTTGTTGATAATGGTAAGTCTCTAGATATCATGCTAAAACATCCAAAATATGATGCTAGACCAATGTCTATGGGTTCAGGCGCAGAGAAAACATTATCGGCTATGGCCATTCGACTTGCTTTGATTTCAATAACGAATTTGCCAAAATCGGAACTATTTATATTGGATGAACCAGCCACTGCTTTGGATCAAGAACATATGGATGGGTTTGTTAAGATGCTTGAGATGATTAAGTCTCAATTTAAGACCGTCTTGCTTATCTCTCATCTTGATTCTTTAAAAGATTGCGCTGACTTAACTATTGATATTCAAAAGAAAAAAGGATATGCGAGGGTAAACTTATGAGTCTAGAAGATATAAAAGAAAAAGTTCAAGATGCGAAAGAGGGCTTAAGCGAACTTGCTACCGAGCAAGCCAAAGGCCGTGTCCGCAGAGTAGCAGACAGTGTTGTTAAAGGTGTTGCTGCTTTAGGAAATAAAGGTGGATTGCTTGATACCGTTCTCGGTAAGATAGTTTCTCGCAAATTGTTGGTATTTGGAACAGCCACTTACCTTCTTGCGACCGCCGGTCTTGATTCCGATACTTGGGGCCTAATTGCTATTGTTTACATCGGCGGCCAATCTGCTGTTGATACAATGAAGGCTTGGAGACACGGAAGATAGTGACGCTTCTTGCAATCAAAAAGTACTGGGATCTAACTTGCTCTTTCTGCAAAAGCTATTGGAGGGGTTTAATAGTTCTCGGTGCTATGTTGATTTGCATTATATACGGTAAGAAAGTTGAAAAGAGATTAAAACTTGATCGTGCAATGGCCTCAGCACAATGGATAAAAGAAAAGAAAGCAATTGAAAAATCTTATGAGAAAGAGATCCAAAAACGGCAAACTGCTAAAGAAACCTATGATAAAGCAATTCGGACCGCAGAAGAGAAGAAAGCCATAGCGACTTCTGAGCTTGAGAAGACAAAAGCCGAGGAAGTAAAGAGCTTGCTCAAGAAGGCACGAGAAGATGCAGACGAGATTGATCGCATTTTAAAAGAACAGTTTAACATAGAGGAAATATGATTTTACTATTATTATGTTCGCTAGCGTATGGCGAACCGCAATTCACCCAACTCACGAAGGGTGAACCAGCACCGTTTTCTGGTCGTTTATTTAACGACGAAGCGGTAGCAAACTTAATTGTAGACCAAAAGTCAATTGAAGAGGCGTGTTCAATCGAAGTTGATTTCGAATTGGAGAAGGCACAAGCTAAATGGAATTATGATTATCAAATCATGCAGATCTCCCTTCAGGGTAAACTTGAAAGGGCAAATGCTGTCATTGAGTCACAATCACAAGAAATAGACTATTTAAGGGGTGAACATAAACCCGCGAGAACATTTCTTTGGATCTCAACAGGCTTTGCTGTTGGGACACTAACATCGCTGGGGATTTATCATTCTGTAAAGGATTAAGTGATGATTAAGGTAAGAATAACAAAAGCAATAAACCAGATAATGGAGATGGTATGCCCCAAACCAACTCAAGACTTAGAATTAAACACAAAGAATAGAAACGCTGCTATTCAAGCAAAGCATATTCAATATGGTCCACTTAATTTATCAGATGAGGCTTATTGGGATAGAGCAGCAGAACACTGGAATACAACACCAGATGTAGCCAAAGAATCCAGATGCGCCAACTGTATAGCATTTGATATCTCACCAAGAATGCTTGAGTGCTTGCCCGGTCCGGTGTCTGAACCAATTGAGGACGCTGACGGTTATCTTGGATATTGCTGGATGCATCATTTTAAATGCCATAGTGCAAGAGCATGTTACACATGGGCCGCTGGTGGACCAATAAGCGAAGATAAGAATTCATACGAGTGGCAAAAGAAGTCGGAGGGATAATGTCGAAAGACCCAAATTATGTTGTTAAAATAGAACAAGCAATAGCCAAAAAATACGGTGAGTTAGCGGTTCAAAATCCAAAGAAAACATGGACTGAGGAAAAGGATCAAGAGTACTTTGAGCAACTTAAAGAGTTTTACCGACACCAAAGACAGGAAGAGGATTACGACAAAAAAGAAGTAAATGGTGTTTTCATACCAAAAAAACTACTTAATAGTGATTCTAATCGTTCCTGTCCTGTTTGTTCTGTCTATACTACAAAAGCGCAAGACGATCTATACTTTACAAAGTTTGATTGCTGCTTTAAATGTTATGTTCAATGGGTCGAGGGTCGAGAAGAAAGATGGAAAACCGGCTGGAGACCAAACAATGAAACTAACGACTAAACTCCTCAAAGAGATGATTAAAGAAGAGCTTGGAAACATGACCGAAAATAACAACCCAATACTACAGGTTGCGAAAGCGGTTGGCGTCCCCAAGAGAATTGAAGAAGAGCAGATTGAAGAGGGTCTTGAGAACCTTACTCCTGAAAATCTTCAAATGGCCGTTGATTTGTTGGTTAAGATGAGTCAAGAGTTTGCTCCTGTAATTGCGGGTAGTGGTCTTTTAGCCGCTGCAATGAAAGCCAAAGAAATGCTAGCAGGTGCCGAAGAAGTTGACACCCGCGACGATTTATATGATGATGAGGACTAAGCAATGAGCAGTACAACACTAGAAATTATTCAGGGCCTTGCCCAAGCCGCTTCAAGAGCGTACGACGGATCTCACGACCCTCGTTATAACGATGACGGTAAAGAAAGATCCGCCGGACTTGCAAGAGAAGAAGGTCAACCTCTCATCGATCGCCGAGTTATTGATGGCTTCAAGGTTCGCTTTTCAGGACCAAACATGATTATTACCTACCAAAGCGAAATTAAACTCAAGCAAGTTTACGCTGGTGGCTTTGAAGATGAGATCAATCGAAGAATAAATGAAATTAAAAAGTTTCTTCAAAAAGAATACAAAGCAATCACGGGCAACCCCGTCACGCTCACATCCGATGGAGAACCAAAAGTTCTTGTACAATCTTCCTCACGTGTGCATTCTTGGGTTCAAGCTACTCAATATTTTAAAATTGGTAAACTCGACGCAGAAGGCATACTTCAACCATCTGAGCCAAGTGTTCGCGAGATCACAAAAAAATTCCTTGATCAAGCATCCAAGAAGCGCCCAAGTAACGATACAAGGAAATAATGGGTTTTGAGTTATCAAAGAAAGAAATTGTAAAAGAAATTGTAAAATCTGGTAAAGATCCGGTTTACTTTATAAACACATATTGCCGTATTTCACATCCTCAAAAGGGCCTTATAAAATTTGATACATACCCATATCAGGATGACCTCCTTCAAGATTATAATGATTTTCGATTTACGGTTATTCTAAAGGCCAGACAGTTAGGCATCTCAACGATTACTGCCGCCTATATTGTCTGGTTGATCTTATTTCACCGTGATAAGAACGTAATGGTCCTTGCGACCAAGTTTGCAACCGCTGCAAACCTAGTAAAGAAAGTAAAGGCGATCATGAAGAATCTGCCTGACTGGATTCGTATCACCGATATCTCTATAGACAATAGAACTTCGTTTGAGTTGTCTAATGGATCTCAGATTAAAGCATCATCCACTTCTGGAGATGCCGGTCGTTCGGAAGCACTTTCGCTCCTCGTGATTGACGAGGCTGCTTTCGTTGATGGTCTCGATGAACTCTGGACTGCTCTTTATCCCACACTCTCGACAGGTGGTCGCTGTATTGCACTAAGCACACCCAACGGTGTTGGTAACTGGTTTCACAAAACCTATGTTGATGCCGTGGATAACCAAAATGATTTTAAATCTGTAAATCTTCCATGGGATGTCCATCCAGAAAGAGACATGACTTGGTTTAGAAATGAGACAAAAAACATGTCTAAACGGCAAATTGCACAAGAGCTTGAATGCAACTTCAACTCCTCTGGTGAAACCGTTTTACAATCAGAAGATATGGAATGGGCGAACTCCTGTATCTGCGACCCTATTTATAAAACAGGGTTCGACCGTAACTTCTGGATTTGGGAGAAATACCAAGATGATTCTAAATATCTGCTTGTTGCTGACGTTGCTCGTGGTGACGGAGCAGATTATTCTGTTTTTCATGTCATTAAATTGGAAACGATGGAAGTCGTCGCAGAATACCAAGGAAAGCCAACGCTAGACCATTACGCAGACATTTTGTTTGATGCTGGTCGAGAATACGGAAGTTGTCTTTTGGTTGTTGAGAATAACGGTATTGGAATCTCAGTCCTTGAGAAACTTATCAACAAAGAATATCCAAATCTTTACTACTCGATCAAAGGCACACACGAATATATAGAACAACACAGAGCAGAATATGCCTCGAACTCCGTTCCGGGATTTACTAATTCATCGAAAACAAGGCCGCTTATTGTGGCCAAAATGGAAGAGTACATAAGAAACAGACTAATTACTGTTAGATCTTCGCGACTTTTTCATGAATTTAAGACTTTTATATGGCACAACGGGAGACCACAAGCAATGCGCTCGTACCATGACGACTTGGTTATGTCCCTATCAATTGCCTGCTGGGTGAGAGACACAGCGATAGAAGTAGATCAAAGAGATGTTGCTTATAAAAAAGCAATGATGGGTGGTATGTTTCTCAACAGTACCAAAATGAATACTGCTATTAAAGGGCAGGAAGGATATGATCAATCCTTCGAAGACAAGTATCGCGAAGAAATACAACAAAAGAAAAATTTTCTTTGGATTTATAAGGGATAGATAATGGCTCCACGTAGAAAAATTAGAAATGGTAAGAACCCAAACAACCCTGAAAACGATTTATTTAAATCGTTAACTCGTTTGTTTTCGGGACCAATAACCACTAGAAGGACAGAGACAGGCCGCCAACTCAGACGCAGACATTTGGATAGGTATTCAACCCAGTTCAAGTCTGCAAGTGGTAAGCAATTTAAAAAGTTAGATTACAATACACCAATGGCCCAACTGACCATTAATGCAATGGCCAACCGAGCCCGTACTGAGCGGTATGTAGATTTTGATGAGATGGAGTACACTCCAGAAATAGCGTCCTCATTGGACATATACGCTGATGAAATGACCACACATTCTGCATTGCAGCCGATGTTGAGGATTAATTGCTCTAATGATGAGATAAAATCTATATTAGATAACTTATATCACAACGTTTTAAATATAAACTACAACCTTTTCAGTTGGTGTCGCACAATGTGTAAATACGGAGACTTGTTTTTATACATGGATATTGATGAAAAATTAGGTATTCAAAATGTAATCGGCATACCTCCTCAAGAGATTGAAAGATTAGAGGGCGAAGACCCAATGAATCCCAACTACGTCCAATACCAGTGGAACTCAGCAGGTATGACCTTTGAAAATTGGCAAGTCGCTCACTTCCGAGTGCTTGGTAACGATCGGTTTCAACCATACGGAACATCTGTCCTTGAACCTGCTCGTCGTATCTGGAGACAGCTTACAATGCTTGAGGACGCAATGATGGCTTATCGTATTGTCCGAGCACCAGAAAGACGACTTTTTAAAATTGATGTGGGAAACATCGCTCCTGAAGATGTAGAGCAATACATGCAGAAGGTAATGACTCAGATGAAGCGTCACCAAGTCGTTGACCCAACAACTGGACGTGTCGATCTACGTTATAATCCTTTATCAGTTGAAGAAGATTACTTCATCCCTGTGCGCGGTGGTACTGCTTCAGACATCACCAACCTCCCCGGCTCTTCATATAATGGCGGGATTGACGATGTGAAGTATCTCCGCGACAAATTATTTTCCGCGCTAAAAATTCCCCAATCATATCTCTCGATGGGAGAAGGGGCAACCGAGGACAAAACAACCCTCGCTCAAAAAGATATTCGATTTGCAAGAACGATCCAAAGACTACAGCGGGTTGCTGTTTCAGAGTTAGAAAAGATAGGAATCATCCATCTGTTTACTCTTGGGTTCCGTGGAGATGACCTGCTTAACTTCAGTCTCTCTCTGAACAATCCATCAAAGATTGCTGAACTTCAAGAGCTCGAACACTGGAAACAAAAATTCGATGTTGCCGGTGCTGCGACTGAAGGATTCTTTTCTAAGAGATGGCTTGCCGAACATATGTTTGGAATGTCTGCCGAAGAGTTTGTGCGAAACCAACGAGAACTATTCTTTGATAAAAAATACTCTGCTGCTCTTGAAGCCGCAGGCCAGCCTGATGAAGAAGCCGCCGCCGGTGGTGGTGGAGGCGGAGAACTTGATCTCGGCGGTGACGAAGGTGGTGGTCTTGGCGATCTTGATTTGGGTGGCGAGGACGAACCAGCGGAACCAGCAGATGAACCTGCTGATGCAGGTGGTGGTGATGATGAAACAACTCTTCTCGCAGAACCACCCGCAAAAAGAGATGATGATGCTCGACCGAAAAAACGAGGCCCATATAAAAGACACCAGAAGTCTTATGATAAGGGTGGTCGCACTAAGAGTTATAAAAACATGGCCACAGGTGGCGAAGTTCGCGGTTCAACCGCAAGAACAACGTTCCCCGGATATCAAGGACCCGGAGGTCTTTATTCGCTCGGTAAAGGAATAGTAGAGGAAAATTCACAAACCGAGGATTTGGAAGAGCAAAAACTATTTAACATTAGCAATGATGTAAAAACATTACTAGAAAGTTTAGCAAACAGGGAAGATGAGCATGAAACATAATAAGAAAAGAAATACCGCTTTTCTTTACGAATGCTTGGTAAAAGAACTAACCAAAGCCGTCGTAAGAAACGATAATCAAACCAAGGAAAAATTGGTCGAAGTTTTAAAACAAAATTTCAAAAATGGATCAATTCTAAAACGAGAATTGGACATTTACAATTCATTATTGGAGGGCACTGGCGAAGCGGAATATTCTCGATCACTTCGAGTAATATACGAGATCAAAAAAGATTTTGATAATCTCGATAGAAAAGAAGTGTTCAATGCTCAAACAGGTTTGATAAAACAAATGAACGAATCATTCAATTCGGCTGTTTGGTCAAGCTTTCTTCCAAATTATAAAAACATAGCCACAGCAGGAATGTTTTTTAATCAAAATAAATTACCGGCAAAGAAGCGCCTACTGATTGAGAATCGAGTGGTACAATTTCGCCAAGCTCGTTTGGTTGAATCCAAAATGGAGCATGTCGATAACTTAACATATAAAACATTCGTCAACAAATTTAACAAGACTTACGGGGAACACCTTAGACCCGAGCAAAGAGAGTTGCTCACAAACTTTATCGTGTCTTTCTCCGACAACGGTCTTGGGCTTAAGAGCTACGTCAACGAAGAGATCTATCGTCTTAGATCTTCTCTCCAGACTCTCAATGAAAACATGTATAGCCAAAACACCTCAAAAGTTGTTGAAAAACTCAATAGTTTCGGTGAAAGACAAATAGACGAACAAATGCTTAGGGATTTGTTTTATATTCAAGATTTAGTGCATGAGGTAACAAAAAATGGCGATTAATGTTAAAATTGATGGTGGCTTCGAACCCGTTATTCAAGATAACAGTGTTACTGTTAGAGTTGACTCGGCACCCTCTGTTGGAGTTAAGATAGTTGACCCTTATCTTCACGAGATAAAGTTTAAGCTTAACATGCGTCGTGCGATGAATGGCGACCTTATGATCTTCGATCATCCGGACATTGATATCGTTTACATGATCGAGAAAAAGAAAATTGTTACATTTGCAAAAGATTTGATGTCTGATATGACTTACGGGACATCCAGCAGACTTTTGGAAAGACTCAGCAAAAAAGGTCTCCTAGTGTATGAATCAATTCAGGGCGGAAATGTTTATGGTTCACTTGAAGGCAAACTTCAGGAAGCCGTGGATAATGCCGCCAAAGATAAATACGTTGGCTTAGTGCTAAACCAAATCTCAGAATGGATTGAGACTGAAAGACCTTACTTTAAAGCAGCACAACAATATGATGATCTGCTTGATACTAACTTTGCTGATCCACCCGATGACGAGACTACTCGACTTGGTAAAGTACCACAAGAAGTGGAGAAAGGATCAATGATGCAAAGTTCGCTATTTGGGCCATATTATTATGGAAGGTATGTGTACGAATGAACGTAAATTTTTTGCAACTCGATGTGGGTTGGTTATGGTTTATTCTGGCCGCATACGGACTAACTCAAATTCTCGTGTATAGTTCGATCTTTGCTCAGATTCGTCCGGACAAAGATGCATACCGAGGTTGGGGTAAAGTTTGGCACTGCCCTATGTGTATGGGATTTTGGGTTGGAGCCCTTTTATTTACTCTAAACGGCTTTACAGAACTATTTACATTTGATTACACATTTGCTAATTTTTTAATTTGCGGATGGATTTCATCAGGAACATCGTATTTTATAAGCATGCTTGTGAATGATGATGGTATTAAAATAAACAAAGGAGCGAAAAATGATGACTAAGAAATGGATGCTACAACCAGTTCGTCGTTGTTGCAGCGGATCTTAACTCGGGCGGGAAAGACCCGCATTGTTTGAGAATAAATATGACTAAAAGATTATTAACAGAATTTTATGAATTATGCCCCGATGGTATGTGTCCCGATCTTCTCACCGAAAGGGAGAAGAAAGAGATTGCTAACGGAGCTATGTATTTAACCGGACGTATCCAAACTGCCGACAAGCAGAACGGAAATGGCCGTGTTTATCCTTACGAGGTTCTAAAGCGCGAGATAGACAATTATAAAAAAGTTGTTGAAGACAATCGTGCTTGTGGAGAACTCGACCACCCAGATGACTCAGTAGTCAATCTAAAGAATGTGTCGCACATGGTTGTTGATTGCTGGTGGGAAGGTAAGGATGTTATGGGCAAGATGAAAATTCTTGACACCCCTTCTGGACAAACAGTCAAGGGACTTATTAATTCTGGTGTAAAACTGGGGATCTCATCTCGTGGTCTCGGATCAGTAAGAGAAAGCATGGGTAAGACTGTCGTCGAAAGCGACTTTCAACTCATTTGCTTTGACATTGTTTCCGAGCCCTCAACGCCAGACGCTTTTGTTTATCCAGAAAACAAGAGTGCCCCAATACGGATGCGAGAAAACAAACAAAACAAGATTGATAATCTATTTACCAAGATCTTGGGAGATTAAATGAACAAGGGCGAATTAAAAAAAGTTTTAAAACCTTTAATAAAAGAGTGCATCAAAGAAGTAATGTTCGAAGATGGAACTCTTTCCTCTATTATTGCCGAAGTAATGAAAGGCACAAACGCCACGTCTGCTCAGCCAATTGTCGAAAGCAAGCAACCAGTCGTACAACAACCTCGATTGGAAACAGATGCCGAAGCAAAAGCGCGGTTGACCAACAAGAAAAGACAACTGATGGATTCAATCGGCAACGACTCTTATAATGGAATCAACCTCTTTGAGGGGACCACTCCAACCTCGGCCCAAACAAGCGGCCACAATCAGGGCGCACTTAGTGGAATATCTCCCGGTGACCCCGGAGTGGACATAAGCAATCTAATGAACAAAACATCAGCCATCTGGCAGAAGATGAACGAGAAAAAATAATGGGATACAACTACGAATACAAACTTAGAAAAGGCGAGTCAGTTGAGAGAGCCGTCAAGAAGTTTTCTAGAAAGTGCAAGAAGCTAGGCATCATCCAAGATGTTAGGGACAGACGGCATTACCAAAAACCTTCGGTCAAAAAAAGATTAGCCAAAAAAAGGGCTATCGCTCGTCATCGCAAAGAGATGGCGAAAAGACGCCGTTAAACTATTTAATACGATAGGAGATTAGAATATGGGTTATCAAAACATTTACACCGCCGGTCTAAATAATGTTGGATCATACGAGGTATCCGGTGTACCTTATGCAACTGGTAGTATTGATGCTAGTGGTGGCGTGTTGATTAACTTTCCCACTGTTACTCGATGGGTTGTTGTTCATTATTCTGCTTCAGACTCCGGAAATCCTGATTTGAAACTCGGCTTCAGTGAAAACGGTGTTGGTTCAGTAGAAGAAAATTACTTTTTCACAATGAAGCCAAACACTACAAGTCCACGTTTTGAACTCAAGCTAACTGAATTGTCTCTGTTTGGGGGTGATGCCGGTGAACAAGGCGTCTCCGTAATGGCGGGGCTCACATATATACCTACATTAAGGCTCGATTCAATTGGCCCCTCAGGATCTAACTGGTCTGGTTCTATCGGAGTAGGTTAATGGGTGAATTTGGATGGGCCTATATTACTTGCGACGATCAAGTCGGTAACGCCGTTGGTCCAACAGGATCTCTTCAGTTCCACCATGCTGGACAAGAGATTACTGGTTCCGAGTTTTTGGTTTTTAAAACGAGCTCAGCACCTTTTTCACTTGATCTAACTGGTACATTAAACGTTAGTGGAACCATTAATGCCGATATTATGAATATCGCGGTTACTAACAAAAATGTTATCAACCTTTCGGCTTCAGGTGATACAAAGTTTGGAAATACTGTAAACGATAGTCACCAATTCACAGGAAGTGTGTTCATAACAGGCGGTGTAAGCTTTAATTATTATAAAGTTACATCAGCAACATACGCAATTACACCAACAGATTATATATTGGGTATATCTGGATCTGGTTATATAAGCATAACACTGCCCACATTTAGTTCCTTTAAAGGAAGATTCATAACTATTAAAGATGAATTTGACTTTTCTGGCTCTGGGCGGCCTGCTATTCACCCAATCGGTCTAACAGCATCCAGTGGCTTGTTAGATGGTAATGGTACTTATGAAATATCTAATGGTGACTTTGCTGCTGTTAACTTATACTCTGATGGTACTACTGGGTGGTTTGTAGTCTAAATATTATAGGAGAAAATAATGTCCTATAACCTATTGTCCGCCAGTGTTACAATGCCGACCACATATAACGGCGACACTGCTATTAATCTAAGCAATGTCAGCATGAGTGGTAATATCGCCGGTGACGGCACCGAATTAATAAATGTAAACCACACTTTGCAATCTAACACAGGCCCCGGAAGAATACCATTCTTTGACACGTCAGAAGCAGTAGGTCCTCTTGGTAACCAGTTTAATTCAAGGGGAGACCGAAACTTTACATTTGATCGATCCAATGGTATTATGACCATTAATGGGACCGCCTCGTTAAGCGCAATAACTCTTAATAGTGCCTCCAGCGAACTTGCGGTAACAACAAAATATCTTGCATTGAACGCTAATGATGAAGTTGTTCTAACTTCTTCGGTAACAACCGGAGGACCAGTCAGTTCGCTTCAGTTTAGTACGGGACCAACAGCCCTGTCTGGTTCTCCGACAATGACGTTTGATAGCACCAATAACCTGTTAGCCCTAACTGGATCAATAGAAGTATCGGGGTCTATAACAGCACATGAATTAAACATTGTTGTAATCAATGAGAGAAAAATAAATCTTGATATCTCTGGATCAACTATATTCGGTGATTCCTTGGATGATACTCACCAGTACACTGGGAGTATTTTAGTCAATGGAACAGTTATAAGAAGCCGCGTATCTGTAACTTCTAGCCCTTTTTCGATAGGTGCGACAAATTATTTTGTTGGAGTTCGGTCGGATACAATCGGTGCTACCAGTACGATTAATCTCCCTGTGGCCAATACTTTACAGAATGGGCAATCTCTGATTATAAAAGACGAGGGCGGTTCTGCTCAAAGCCATAATATTAAAATAACAGCCTCCGCAGCAGATTTAATTGACGGACAGTCCGAAATTTACATAGAATCGCCTTTTGGATCAGTAAACATATACACTGATGGATCTAGTAAATATTTCATCTACTAGCGCGTCGATTGCGCGTTGGTTCCTCTAATTATAATAGCGCCAATGATGCCTCCGCGATCCTTGTGTTCGTCGGCATCATAGCCATGGCGCGTTTTTATGGAGGATATAAATTATGGCTTATAAATTTCAAGTTGGTGTAGCCCAACTCTCGGGTAACTTAACCCAAGAGGGCGCACTAACTGCTGAGGGACTTGCGTCTCTCGACGGTGGTATTGACGTTAATGGCGCAAACTTCACCGTTTCAACCGCTGGTGCTCTTAGTGCTGCCGGTCTTGCTAACCTCGATGGTGGTATCGAAGTTGATAATGGTGGTAATAAATTCACTGTTTCTACTGCTGGTGCTGTTGTTGCGGAAGGCTCCGTTTCTGGTGCTGCGGGTACATTTGATACTCTTGCTGGTACTTCTTTAGCTCTTCAAAATGGTGGTATTTCTGCTGCTGGTGCAATTGCTGGTGCAACTACAATTGCTGCAAGTGGTCTTGCTAACCTTGACGGTGGTATCGAAGTTGATAATGGTGGTAATAAATTCACTGTTTCAACTGCTGGTGCTGTTGTTGCTGAAAGTTCTATATCTGGTGCTGCTGGTACATTTGATACTCTTGCTGGTACTTCTTTAGCTCTTCAAAATGGTGGTATTTCTGCTGCTGGTGCAATTGCTGGTGCATCTACAATTACCGCAACTGGTTTAGTTTCATCTTCTGCTGCTCTTAATGGTCTTTCATTAGACATTAATAGTGCTGCAAGTGTTAACTCTGCTGGTGCTGCAAGCTTTGCTAGCGCAAATCTTAACGCTGGTGGTATTTCTAATGCTGGTGCTATTGTTGGTGCAACCACAATTTCTGGTTCTTCTACCATTTCTGGTCTTGAATTAGACATTGAAAAGAGCGCGAACATTGCTCAAGCGGCTGATATTGGAGGCAAACTTACTGTTGTAGGTGTTTCCGATCTCGATGGTGGTATTGATGTTAATGGTTCAAACTTCACTGTTGCTGCTACTGGTTTCCTTGCTTCACCATCTGGTTCTATCACTGATCTCTTTGTAGGTGATGATGCTCAATTTGCTGATACTGTTACTATCGAAGGTGTTTTACGTGCAGATGCTGCTGCTACTTTTGCTACTACAGTTGCTGTAAACGGTCTTTCTAACCTTGACGGTGGTATCGAAGTTGACAATGGTGGTAACAAATTCACTGTTTCTACTGCTGGTGCTGTTGTTGCGGAAGGCTCCGTTTCTGGTGCTGCTGGTACATTTGATACTCTTGCTGGTACTTCTTTAGCTCTTCAAAATGGTGGTATTTCTGCTGCTGGTGCAATTGCTGGTGCATCTACAATTACCGCAACTGGTTTGGTTTCATCTTCTGCTAAAGTTGAAGCTCTAGAATTAGAGATCAACAGTGGACTAACTATTAATTCTGGTGGCGCTATCGCTGGTGCATCTACAATTGCTGCAAGTGGTCTTGCTAACCTTGATGGTGGTATTGAGATTGATAACAGTGGTAACAAATTTACTGTTTCTACTGCTGGTGTTGTTGTTGCTGCCGGTCTTGCTAACCTCGATGGTGGTATTGATGTTAATGGTTCAAACTTCACTGTTGCTACTAATGGTCACCTTGTTTCACCATCTGGTTCTATCGCTGATCTTTACGTAAGTGATGATGCTCACTTTGCTGATACAGTTCTTATTCAAGGTGCTCTCAGTCAAACTGGTAATGCTACCTTCACTGGTGCTGTATCTTCATCTCAAGGTCTACACATTACTGCTGGTCTTGGTCTTATCGTTGGTGCTTCTGGTGAACTTCAGGTAACTCCAAACGGTAACGTTTCTACCTCTGGTGATGTAACTGGTTCTGCTTTTGACTTCGCTAAAGGTGCTGATTTCAAAATCGCTCAAAGCCTCTTACCAGATGTTGCTTCTTCACTTGATCTTGGTAGTTCTGCACTTCCTTATCAAGCAGTTTACGCTGATACCTTCATTGGTAACATCGCATTTGATACTCAAACCGTAACTGACTTCGGTCCAGTTGCTGCGGCTTCTGATATCGTTTACGTTAACATGGCCTCAACCGGTCTTACTCTTGAGCTCCCAACTGGTTCTGCCGGTAAGGTACTCAGAATTAAGGCGTCAGGCGAAAGACCATTCGAAATTTCTGGTGCTGCTGGTACTGGTGATTCCGTATTTGATCAACCTGCTGATTCTATTCTTGTTAAGATAGAGCAACTTGGTGCTGCTATGACTTGTGTATACTCTGGTTCTGCTGGTTCCGGTAAGTGGCACATCATCTAATCTTCGGATTGGATTATTGTCCTATACTTTATGTGGAGGTTGCCTTCGGGCAACCTCCCTTTTTATTATCAAAAGCCTAATTATGGATAGCACGAGGTAATGAAATGGCTTTTAATTTTTCAATTGGTGGACAAATCATTGGTGACCTGTCTGGATCTGATGATTCGGATAGAAACACAGTCATAGATTTTGAAGAAGATTACATTGGGTTTGTAACCAGCGGATCAACCATATTAAGCATATCAGGCAGCGATGTATATTTAGCAAATGGTTCAAACCTATATTTAGACGGAGGATCAAACCTTTATTTTGATTCAAGCCCAACCCCCGCTTCGGTTTTTATAAGCGAGGTTGGTGATGGTTCTAATTCTTTAAACATTGATGCAAATAATGTTTTATATCTTACGGCTGACGAAAGCGTAAGGGTAATGAATAACAGTTCAACAAAAGTTATATTTGACTTTAATAATGATGTTGCTGAAGTTGAGATGCCTATTTCAAGTTCTACGACAATTGAAGGCGGAACTCTTGTGAACAACGGAGGACGAAAAGCAAATGTTGCGTCTGTTACCTCCACTCCATTCTCGGTTTCCACGAGTCATCATATGCTTGCAGTTAACACAGATTCTGCAAAAACTTTAAATTTACCACAAGTATCCAACTCAGACGCAGGTGTTGTCTTAATAATAATGGACGCCTTTGGAAGCTCTGAGACTGCTGGTGCAAACAACAACAACATAACAATCAACGCGCACTCTGGTCAATATGTCGGAGCAAATTCGTCTTATACCATTAATACCATGGGCGGTGTTGTATCATTGGTCGCCTTAGACAGTAATGGCTGGGGCATATTTAACAAGATAACTAGCTAGTTACTACGAGGATAAAAAATGTCATATAATATTTTTAGCAAGAGGGCTGCTTTTCAGGGGACCACAAAAACCGCTGATGGTGATATAGTATCTGGTACTATTGAGTATATGGTTGATAACCATTCAAACCAGACTATTGATGGACAAAAGACCTTTACTGATCTATCGGCTAGTAATATTTCAATTGGTGAGAGGATTTCTCATACAGGGGATAGTGATACAAGACTACAGTTCGGCACAGATAATATAGCTTTTATGGCCGACGGTGGAACTCAAATATTTACAATTTATGGTAACCTAAATCCTGATCGAGTACAAGTTAATACTGGAAACCTTGTTATTGCTACTGGTAATATAGGAATTGGGGTCACCGTACCAACTTTTGAACTTGAGGTCGATGGTAATGTATCTGGTTCCGGAACATTCCACAATGTCGGTGCTGCAACCTTTGGTAACAACTTGAGCGTCACTGGGACAATATCTGGTAACGGATCTGGCCTAACAAATGTTGGTTTGGCTGGAAATCTATTGGCTGAAAGCATAATCGGTTCTGTTAGCGGTTCTCAAATCAGCGCATCAAACGGTCTCTCTACAAGCGGCAACAATTTGGTTGTGCAAGTAAGTGGAACGGCATCTGGTCTTGTTTCTGAGACAAATGGTATTAAAATAGATTTAACTGGACTCGGAACGGTAGCGTACTCCGATAACGATCACATACTCATAAGTTCTTCTGCCGGTAACAAGAAGATGCAACTATCAACCCTCGAATCAGGGTTCGACAGTCTGGCGGCAGGGCAAGTAACAACAGGACGATTTGATACTGCCCGACTTCCCACAACTATCAGCGGGATTAGTTTCTTAACATCCTCCGTTATTTCTGCCTCGACCTTTCATGGAAACGGAGAGAACCTAACTGGTGTTAGCGCAACGGCATCACCCGGCGGGTCTAATACGCAGGTTCAGTTTAATGATGATGGCGACCTCACAGGTGATGCACAATTGTTCTTCCTGACCGGTTCAAACACGTTGGCGACGACTGCGTTATCAGCATCAGGAGATCTATCAGGATCGTCGCTTCGTATTTTGAACTCTATTTTTACCGGAGGCAATACTTTCTTGGACAACAACGGAAATGTATTTGCATCAAGCATATCTGGTTCTGGAACAATTCATGTGGTTGGAAGCGCATCATTTGGTAATGATGTATCAATCACGGGTGCTTTCTATGGTGACGGTAGACAACTAACAGGGCTACCAATAGCCAACGCTGCTGCTAATGCTGTTGTAACAGTTAACAATGCAACAACTAAAACAGTAGATTCTAATTCAAACTTCACATACGATGGTTCGGATGCCGTCGTTACAAGTGGTGATGTAAAGGCAACAAACCTTTCGGCCTCCTCTGACCTTAAAGCGGGTGGTAATCTTGTAATTGGTGTCGCCGCTACAACTCTATCAGCAACCGAACTTGGTGTGCTCGATGGTGTAACAGCAGGAACAGCCGCCGCAAGTAAAGCGATGGTTCTTGATTCAAATGCAGACATAACAGGATTTAGAAAATTAACTTCTGCTACTAATGGCGCTTCTCTTGTGGAGGTCACCTCTTCCGCAGGAAAAATCTCCCTATCAGGTGAGGCCGTGGCTATCAGAAATGTAGCCAATACATCAGTTTTCAATGTTGCTATTACTGATGGAGATGTAACTAGTGCTGGTGCTATTAAAGCGGCTTCTCTTTCTGCCTCCGCTGATATTCAAGCCGGAGGACACATAACTGGTTCTGGTAATATTGTTTTGTCCAATAATAATAACAATAGAATACAGTGGGACCTTTCAGGTGGTTCTGATGAAGGGCCTTATATACATGGTGTATCTTCATCGTCAGGTGTAGGAAGTACTAAGAAGCTTGAAATACATGGTGATAATGATCTAAACTTACTGGCTGACTCGATCATAAGACTTAAAGTTCCCGACAATGCTAATGCCGTGACTATTGAGTCTGCGATGGCCACAGTATCTGTACCGATTTCTTCATCTTCTCAGATTTCAGGATCAGGACTTTATTTGCAAAGTCATGGTACTACGGTGATTGCATCAGGAGGAAACACTTTCCTTGACTCGGATGGTGGTATCACCGTCGGTGCAATAACAATGATGGCCGACTCGGATGCTACTCTTAATTTCAACAATAACCAAATCTCCGGCTCTGGTCATATTTCCGGTTCAGCATTTTATTTTGAAGATTCAATAAACCTTAGTGGAAATCCAATCATAACCGGAGACGGAAACGCTTCTTTTGGACAATTGACCTGTTTTGTTGACGCCAAGGGCAATACCAATCTTCCAACCGACAATAGTAGGGCAACATTTTATGTTGATGAATCAGCAAATAAATTCTTTGTTTATGTAAAATATTCTGGTGGAGCAGTGAAATCTGGCTCTATCGACCTCACATAAAGCACAATCTTCCTTTTCTCATTAAAAACACTATTTACTTGTGATAAACTATTTCTAGGAGAAACCTTAATGTCTTCAATGTTAGAACAAGCAATTGTTGATGCCGCCGCACTTCGCGAGGCTGCTTTAAAAAATGCTGAACAGGCTATTATAGAAAAATACGCCCCACAAATAAAAGATGCCGTAGAATCGTTACTTGAAGGGACGACGGGCGACCTTAGTGTTGGGTCTACTGTTCGAGAAATCTCAACGGGTGCTATTGGCACAATTAGAGAAATTGATGAAGACGGCGTACAAGTTGAGGGCCAAGACGGTGGTGTATTTCTAGCTGAGGCTGGAAACCTAGAAGAGACACGATTAATTAATGAAGAAGAGATGAGTTTGGGCTCAAGCCCCCAACCAATGCAAGTTAACGCGCCCTTGGGTGCATCACCTGAAAGTATTGTAAATCCTAACGCTGAGGTCAGTGCAGAATTTGAATTTAACTTTAATCCGGGTGATTTCTTTGATCTTGACCTTGATCAAGTGGCTGCTGCCGCCGAGGAGAATCCTACCTCGGATGGTGAGCAACAAGAAAGCACCGAAGACCTCCTTGATGATTTAGGAGCAGAAGAAGAAGGCGATGCATTAGGCGATCTAAATCTTACAGAGATGGTCGCTGAATTAGCTAAAACTCTCTTAGAAGAAGAGGAAGTGATCGAAGAAGAACTTGTTGTTGATATGGCCGCTGATAAATTGGGCTTTTTCACAACCAATGAAACAGAGGTTGGATACCAACAAGATCGTCAACTTGCTCAAATGGAAGATACCAAATATAAAGAAGAGAACGAAGCACTTCTTAAAAGAGTATCTGAACTTCAAGAATCCTTAGATAAAAGAACTGAGGATGCTACTAAACTTTTAGGAGTTGTTGAACAACTCAAAACTACATTAGACGAAGTACTTGCCTCAAATGCAAGACTTATCTATTCTAATAAAACTTTAAGCGATGCCTCCCTGAATGAGCGACAAAAATCTAAAATTGTTGAAGCCATCGCTCAGGCAAACTCTGCTGAAGAAGCGAAAACTCTTCATGAGACTCTTACTGCTACAGTGGGTTCTTCTAAATCTAAAGGACCACAATCACTGAGCGAGTCTGTAAATAGAAAATCAAATCTTTCTGCAATCTTGCCACGGCGCAAAGAAAAAGTGGTTACCGAGTCCATGTCCTTTGCTGACCGAATGAAAAAACTCGCTGGCATTAACTAATCATTTAATGGAGGTATTATAAAAATGTCTATTATACAAACTCTCACAGAAGGGATGGTCCAACGCGATATGCGTAAAGAAGGCGAAGCTCTTTTGAATAAGTGGGGCCAAACTGGTCTCCTTGAGGGTCTTGGTGATGAGCGTCAACGTTCATCTATGGCCCGACTTTTGGAAAACCAAGCAAAAGAACTTCTTCGCGAAGCGTCTTCTATGACCAATGGCGATGTTGACGGTTTTGCTGCTGTTGCTTTCCCTATCGTTCGTCGTGTATTCGCCGGACTTATTGCTAACGATCTTGTTAGCGTTCAACCAATGAGCCTTCCATCAGGTCTCATTTTCTTCCTTGACTTCTCGTTTGGTGACGAGCAGAACGGAAGAACCGCAAGCTCTCCTCGTATGGGTAACACCGCCGATGGTACTGCTTCTATTTATGGTGGTAATCAACTTGCTTCTGGTATCGCTGATGGCGTTAGCCTTGTTGGTGCGACCTACAAAGAAGACCTTTCCGGTCCTCGCACAACTGTTGGTTATGCTTACGCATCTCCATCTGGTTCTAACAATGGTAACATTACTCAAGCTCACGTTTCAGTAAACGCTGCTTTCTTGCTTAACGGTTCTGTAAGCGACACTGATGCTAAGTTCATCTTGTTCGACCCAGATCTTCTTGCTGTTACCGACAGCTCTGTTGGTGTTGTTGCGTTTGAGGTTGATGAAGCCGAAATCGCAAGTGGTAACGGTGTTGGCGAAATTGACTTCGACAACATGGGTGCTTTCCAAATCAGTGCTACTGCTCTTGCTACTCTTGATGCAGTTATCGATGCTGCTGGTGCTAACTTCAACGCTCAAATTCGTCGTTTAACACGTCGTGTTGCTGCTGCTGATTCTGGTACTGGTAACGCTGCTACTCGTTTTGTTTGTGTTATTGCTGGTGGTTCTTTGACCGCAGGTGATACTACTACAACTGCTGGTACTGCTATCGGTGCTGGTGAATTGAGTTATCCTGCTAAGGACCTCTTCACTGCTTCTGGTTCACCTGTTGGTGCTATTGATGGATACAGCATGCTTCTTGAAGGCAACGCTGCTATTCCAGAAATCGACATCAAAGTTGATTCAATCGCTATCACAGCCGAAACTAAAAAGTTGAAAGCCAAGTGGACTCCAGAATTGGGTCAAGACTTGAACGCTTACCACAACTTGGATGCTGAAGTAGAGCTTACTTCTATCCTCTCTGAGCAAATTGCTCTTGAGATCGATCGTGAAATCATCGCTGACCTCGTTGTTGGTGCTACTGCTGCTACCTACTACTGGTCACGTTCTCCGGGTCTCTTTGTAAATCGTGAAACTGGTGCCGAACTTGGTGTTGGCGCTGCTGTTCCTGATTTCACTGGTACTGTTTCTGAATGGTACGAGACCCTTATTGAAACCATTAACGATGTTTCTGCTCAAATTCACAGAAAGACACTTCGTGGTGGTGCTAACTTTGTTGTTTGCTCTCCAGCAGTTGCAAACATTCTTGAGTTCACCGCTGGTTTCCGCGCTAATGTTACCGCTGACGCTGATAAAGGCGAAATCGGTGCTGTTAAGGTTGGCTCACTTAACCGTAAATTCGACGTAATTGTTGATCCTTACTTCCCACAAGGAATCGTTCTTGTTGGTCGTCGTGGTTCTTCATTCCTCGAAAGCGGATATGTGTACGCTCCTTACGTACCTCTCCAAGTAACACCTACCATCTTCGGTCCAGAGGACTTCGTTCCTCGTAAAGGCGTAATGACTCGTTACGCTAAGAAGATGGTTCGTCCTGATATGTACGGTCTTGTTATTTGCCGTGGTATCCTTGGCGAGTCTGGCGCAACCTAGTCATTAGGTTTATAGCCTTTGCTACTAGCCCCTCGATCTCCGGATCGGGGGGTTTTTAGTTTGGAGAAAACTATTTATTGTGACTTGTTTTATTCTCCTCTGGGCGAGGCCACTGCCCTTAGAAAGATTGTGTTCCGAGGTGGCTGGGATACAATCATTGAATAAATTCAGGTTATTGCAATAATTTTATAATAGGAGAAAATCATGGCAAAAAGAATAAGTAGAAGAAGACTCTACGCAATCGACAAAAAGGGTATTAGCTCTGGGTCATTTGTGCCCGGTGGTGGTATTTCTGGTTCAATTGTGCAACAGTCTATTTATAGAGATGGTTTTGAAGTCATAACCGAACTCGCAATTGATTTCGCTTACGGCACTACTGGTTCTCTAGCGGCACCCGGCAACAAGAACTTGGTTGTTGGTATGACCAATAGTGGATCTGCTGTAATCGGCCAGATCAACGAGCAACGAAATGGTGTTGTTACAGCTGCTGAATGTATCTGTGTAGAATCACCAAACTCTGGTACTAGCAACCCAGTAGACCTTGACTTTGTTTTCGCTGATGAATACTTTACCGCGTTCTCTGGTACTTTAACAAACGCAACCGCTCTTGTAGCAGGTGGCGGTGATTGGGTTAAAGGCAAGAATGTTACCGGTGACGTTGACAACAACGGTGGAGAAAACAAGTACATCTACATAACCACAGGCATGGGTGGAAACACCGGTGAAGGTGGTGCTGATTACACGGCTGGTAAGTTTATCTTGCGTCTCTTCGGATATGCAGTTGTTGCTGATAAAGGCACAAAACAACTCTAATCTATAAAACATTAATTATGATGTCAAAAGTCCCTTTTTGGGACTTTTGTTTTTTGGCCACTAATTACAAATAAATGGAGATTTTTATGAGTAAAAGTGGATATAGAGCCAAGAAAAGAGCAGCCCGTCAAGCCGCCGCAGAAGCAGGAAGTGCTCCCGCTCCCGCGCCAAAAAAAGCACCTGCTCCAAAGAAAGCAGCACCCAAAAAGGTTGTTCGCAAAAAGGCCCCCAAGAAAAGCGCTGAATCAAAATAGTGTTCTATGGCTAGAAAATCTAAAAGAATAAGGTTATTAGCACAGTTAAAAAAACTAAATGAACAAACGCAACCCGTGATGCTTGTTGATGAGGTTAAACCTGTGCTTGAAACCTCCAAACAAGAACCTGTTGTTGCACAATTGATTGAGGAACCAAAGATAGAAAAGGTGCCTGAACCAGTTGTTGAAGCCGTTGTAGAGGCACCAAAACCCAAACCAAAAAGAACTAGGGCCAAATCTACAACACCCTCAAAGCCCAAAGCCAGCGCAACGCCAAAAAAACCCCGAGCACGAAAAACAACAACGAGAAAGCCACGGGCAAAAACGGCTAAAAAAACAAAAACCGCAGAATAGACGCTTTCATACGATAAAAACTATTTAGTATGATCGGAGGGTACATGCATGTCATTTCCAACTTTAACACCAGCGTCTCAGACATCAGCAATCGTTCTTCCAGTAACAGGTACACACAGTGATGTATTATCTTCATTACCCTTTAGTATTTATACATCAAGTGCTTTTATATCTGGTGCTGTGGATCAGGTTGCTTATACTTACCGTAAGCTTGGTGGGGATGTACTTGATCTTGAAATCAAGGCCGAAAATGTCTACGCCAACTACGAGGAAGCAGTTCTTGAGTATTCTTACCTCGTTAATTTACATCAAGCAAAAAATATTCTTGGTTCTTCCCTTGGAAACCCAACAGCATCGTTCAACCAAGACGGATCAATAACAGAGGGCCAATCTGGGTCTATCGAATTAAGATATCCTAAATTCAAATTTGATTACGCAGTAAAGATTGGACAACAGTTTTCAAACGAAGCAGGGTTCGGAGGTACTACTCCTATATACTCAGCGTCTTTCTATACAACCGCTAGTAAACAAGATTACGATTTGCAATCGATTATTGCCTCAAACGCTGCGGCAGGTGGTGTTCCTTATGAAGATATAGACACTAACAAGAGGGTTCGAATCCGAGAGGTATTCTATGTCTCTCCTCGACAGATGTGGAGATTCTATGGATACTATGGCGGTCTTAATGTTGTGGGCAATCTCCAGACATATGGGCAGTATGCTGATGACTCTAGTTTTCAGATTATACCGGTGTGGCAAAACAAACTTCAGGCCATGGCCTTTGAAGATCATTTATACACCAGAACTTCTCACTATTCGTATGAAATTATAAACAACAACCTTCGTTTGTATCCAGACCCCGATGCACAATCACCGAAGCAATTTTGGTTCAGATTCTCAATAAATGAGAACAGTTGGGATGACGAATTTGATGATGGACAATTGGGTGTAAACAATATGAATACACTTCCGTTTGAGAACATCCCATATAAAAGCATCAATTCTATTGGTAAACAATGGATTCGCAGATTTGCACTTGCGCTTAGCAAAGAAACACTCGGACAGGTTCGCTCTAAATTTGGTAATAATGTTCCAATCCCCGGTGATACTGTAACACTTAATGGCTCCGACCTCATGTCTCAGGCCAAAGAGGAACAAAACGCGCTGCGTACAGAATTGAAAGAACAATTGGAAGCAATGACTTACGACAAACTTATCGAGACAGATAAAAACATTGTTAACAATACAAACGAAATACAGAGAAACATACCCACAGGCATTTTTGTAGGATAGAAAATGAAAATCAAAGTAAAGCTAAAAGAGAACAAGCAATTAGTTCAAGAAATCACCGAAGAAGAATACTCTTTTGTCGAAGAGGCATTGGAGATCCCTATTGAGGAAATGCCTTATTCAAACATCTTTGGCGATAAATACCGAATCATTCGTGAGTTTGGAACTCTCAGCGATGGAAATCCTTTTGGAAAAATGATAAAGAAACTTGGTGAGTTCGGATGGAACCTCGCAGAGCACGAGGGCGATAAAGCCATTGAACTATACAAAGAATACACATTGGTAAAACCCAATCCTAAATACGCTGAAGACCCAGTAGGTGGACAATACATTAGAAATCCTCAGTATGTAAAGATGACTCTCCAAAAGCTCATTCAGAAAATGAATGCCTTTGCTACGAAGGGTGTAGTCTCAATGTTTGCAAAGAGGCAGAATGTCACCAAAAGAAACTATGAAGACCAAAATGCTTTAAGAGATGAACTTCAAGCCAGATCCCCAGATGGGACAATTAAAGGCGAACTGACTGATGAATACAAAGAAGGATTAGCAGCTCTTGATAAGAAATACGGACTTCCAGCAAGAGCATTGGTCGCCAAAATGAGAACAGGGATTAATCTTTACTTTGGCCGCACTTCTGGGATGACTTATGAAGTACTAGCTATGAAGAATCGCTCACGAGTCGAGGACCTATTAGAAGACCTTGAAGAGTATTCCAAATTGATAAGCGACGAAAGGGAGATGTATCAAATACAATCTAACTTTGACAGACTCTTTGAGCCGACTTATGTAATCTACTCAAGACATCCAGTTGATGTGTTCCGTATGTCTGACTTCGTTCAGGTTACCTCGTGTCACTCTCCACCCTCTAGAAAGGGAGACAAACAAGGCTTTGACGAGTATAACATTTGTGCTCTTGCCGAGGCTTATGCGAACGGAATGATCGCCTATGCTGTTCCAGCAAAATCATTTGAGGACGTCGATCTTGAGCCCACACAAGAGTCTCTTGATGAAATCGGTGAGGATGAATTGTTCTGGGATCAGGAAAGAAGCGAAGGCCAAGTTGAGCCTGTTGCCCGTGTGAGGATTAGAAATGTTGCTTTTACAGACCGCGAGACAGGACAAGTAACACGAGTTGCTGTCCCAGACAAAAAGACTTATGGCAAACCTCCCGCTAACTTTAGCACTTATGTTCGCAACTTTGTTGCTGCCGCACAAAGAGAACAGATCAACCAGATCGCGAACTCTGATGCTGTTGATAGGTTTGACGATGGTGACATTAACATTCCTCTTGAAAACTTTGAAAGGTTTGGTGGAAGTTATGAAGATGGTGGAGCGGCTGTTAGAGACAACATGCCTCTCATGTTTGCAAGTGCTCTTAACATATCAGCAGCAAAGATAACAATGCCCGGCAATCTTAATTATGATCACACACTTCAGAGGGAGTTAAAAGATAAATTCCAAACAGGCTTGAGCCAAGAAGATCTAGACCAAATGGTTAATAGACAGGCCAACTCTTACGGCGGTCCCGGTCGATACAAAATAGACGCATCTGCATACATGAGTGACGACTATCATCCAATCATGGACTCGATTGATGTTACAGCCTATGCTGTGCTTCCAATGACGGATGACGAACTTAGAGAAAACTACACCGACATCGCAGAATTGTTTGAGGGGCATAGTGATTCTTTTGCCGTTTGGTTTAATGAAGATCAAATTCCTCCTGATAATGTAATCCCAATGTATTCTGGCCAAGGTCGCGGAGACAAGCCCGTCCTTGAACTTAATTTTCAAAATCTCCAATTCAACATGTCTGAGGCTGGTATGGATCTATACATTGAGGACGGGCACAGCGTAAGCGAAATACTACAAACTGTTGGCGACTCTTCTAGAAACGGCGGCTTTGGTTTTGACCTTTATACAGATCCTTATGTTGAGGATGGCTTTGATGCTATTGCTAAGGGTATTTTAGATATATCTCAGTATGGTACAGGTGAAGAGTTTTATCTCACCCGTATATTAAACAAACATCTGGAGCCCGACAGCTCTGTTGGAGATTGGCAACCCGTAAATGTTGAGATTGAGTATCATGACTACACCAATGTGGAATACTATAAAGAGGCAGAGTTTGAAACCTTCATAGAAATAGACACGGAGTGGATGCTGGAAGCAGGATTAACACCAGAACAAGTGGGTATTTTTATCCTTGCTATAAACCAGCATGATATAGTTAAGAGTGAGCTTGTAAGACTTATCTACATGCATCTCATTATGGACAGATCTGCCTTGAGCACATACGACTTCAGGTCCGGATTGACCGTTGGAAATGAGGATACATACACGACACTACAAGATGTTGTTGAGGATGCAGGAAACATTGCGGCTTCATTCGAGCTTAAACTTAAAGTAGATGCTGAAGATGATGTTTATTCAAAGAAAACAGCCGCCGCACTTGAGATTTGGCTGACGGAATACGACAGCAATAGTTCAGCCGATGATGCCTTAAGCAGCGGTCGAGGACAGATCTTTATCAAAAACGTTCTTGAGCAGTTCCCAAAACAACAGACAAACGAAAGCAAGAAACGAATGAAAGTTCGCATGATACGAGGGTAAATGAATGGCGGACAATAAATGGTCAAAACCAGCGTCTCCACCACCTCCTCTCTTTCTTGGAGAGAAGGAGCGAAACCTCGTCAAACAAGTCAACGACGAGATCATCGAGAGAGTTATTGGCCAACAGGTCCTCTATTTCCCAATCGACATTGACCGAACCAACTTCCACCCAGTATACGGCGAGGCCATAGAAAAAAGTTTCTTACACCCAGTAAGAGTATATGCCCTCGTAGAATACGGAGGAGTTGAAACCTCTTATCTTGATAATATTGGTGTTGACAAGCATGAAACAATTACAATAAATTTTCACAAAAGAAGATTAACAGAGGATCAAGATCTTTTTGTCCGCGAAGGAGACTTCGTGAGATATGGAACCGGATTCTATGAGATAGTTAAATTGGTAGAACCTAAACAACTATTTGGCCAAATAGATCATAGATTTGAAATAACAGCAATGTGTATTGATGCAAGAGAGGGATTGTTCGATGGCAGTTGAAACTGACGGATCAGCCATACAAGGCTCATCATTAGAAAACATTGATGTTGGTTTTTATGAATATGTTGATGAGGTATTAAACCTGCATGCAACATCAAACGGCGGGTTTAAAAAAGTTCCCGTAACATGGCTTTCTTCCGAAAGAGCGTTTCAGATTAAGAACAACGTTACACTGAGAGACTCAGGTGGCCATTTAAAGCTACCACTAATAACAGTTAATCGAGGATCAATAATTAAAGATCCATCTTTCAAGGGATCTTATCAAGCAAATAACCAACTACCTTCCACCGGTCCCAGAGGATATAAAAATAATTCTTATCTTGCCGGTAGAAAATTAAAACAAGTTAAGTCATCAGAGTTTATGGAAAATGATCTAAACGAAGATACACTTGGTGTAAACAACAATGGTTATACAACCAGAAAAAAACTTGTTTATGAAGAAGTCTACTTACCTATACCGGTTTATGTTTCTATCTCATATTCTATTAATATTCGAACTGAGTATCAGCAACAAATGAATCAATTACTTGTTCCCTTTATTGCTAGAACGGGACAAATAAATTCATTTATATTTGAAAAAAATGGTTACCGCTATGAAGCGTTCATACAACAAGACTTTGGCCAAGAAAATAATGCAAACAATTTCGGAGAAGATGAAAGATTCTTTGTTACCAAGATTGATGTAAAGGTTTTGGGATATGTTCATGGCGAAGGAGTCAATAATTCTAAGCCAATAGTTGTAACTAAAGAGAATATTGTAGAGGTTAAGTTGGTTGGCGAAAGATTGGTCAAAAATATTAGCGACGACAAGAATTTTGTTTGATTATAAAGTCGTTGGGTTATTGACCATTTAAATAACTATTTACTACGAATAACATTAAATTATAGGAGATATTTTAATGGCTACTAAATTTGATTTTTTGTCTCCCGGTGTCAACATTAGAGAAATTGACAACTCGGTTCTTCCTGCTGAGACCATTGCAGCAGGCCCTATTTTAATTGGTCGGTCTCTTAAAGGACCCGGCATGCAACCAATCCGCATCAGATCGTATGAAGACTTTGTTGATGTGTTTGGGGCACCTGTTTTAGGTTCTGCTGGTTCTACTATAGATGTTTGGAGAGATGGAAATCAAATCGGCCCACAATATGCTGGTATAGCTGCACAAGCACATCTTGCTTCCGATACAACTCCGATAACATTTGTAAGACTACTTGGTGACGACAGCACTATTAACTCTGTGAGCGCGAAGAAGCCCGGTTGGACATACAATGCTTCATCACGAACTGCTACTTCTAATAAAACAGCTTATGGACTTTTCTTAATTAACTCAGCCTCTGCTGGTGGTGGATTACCAACAACAAATCCCCAAGGTGGTTTAGCGGCGGTTTTCTATGTGACAGAGGGATTCATGGCTTTGTCTGGTGCTTTAGCAGACGCTGGTACAACTCCCGCCGCCAATCAATTGACCTCTTCCACAAACGTCCTACTTCAAAGTGTAGGGTCTGGTAGAAAATTTAAACTTGCGATTTACGGCACAGATAGCACAAAATCTGAGGAAATTATTTTTGATTTTGATAAAGCAGACAATTCAACATATATTCGTAATCAATTTAATACCAATCCAATTCTGACTAACTCAACGGTAACTGCGGCTGACTCTAAAAAGACTTATTGGTTGGGTGAAACTTTTGATAGATTTATAACCGATCAGGTGACTTCTGGCGATGCTGCGGGTGACGTGCTTGGTATACTTATGCCATTAGTAAGTGGATCACTCACAAACTGGGCAAATCATGAAGAGAAACACGCACCAGCACAATCTGGATGGGTATTTGCTCAAGATACCGGCTCACCAGCCGATTTTGACCCAGTGATTAAGTCTGATAAACTTTTTAGATTTGTTTCACTTCATGGGGCAGACCAAATACAAAAAGAAACAATGATTGGTATAAGTGAAATCACACTACCAGTTGATTCAAATATTAACCCATTTGGAACTTTCAGTGTTCAAATTATGGATTTGGCTGGTAATATTTTAGAAGAATTTAGAAATGTAGACCTTAATCCCTCCTCTGACAACTATATTGTTAAGTTAATTGGTGATACATCATTTACTTGGTCAGATACAGAGAAAAAATACAACACTCTTGGAACTGAACCTAATAGTTCAAATTATTTCAGAGTTGAAGTAAGTAATTTGGTTGATAATGGTGGCGCACAAGGGCTTGTACCATTTGGGTTCTTTGGCCCAGTTAGGCCAAGGGCTTTCTCTTTGGTTTCCGGTTCATCAACCGCACAAAGAGATCTTCGAGATGCAGCACCCGGAAATAATGCAACTAATGCATTCGCAGGTGTTTTTGCGGGCAAAGATTCTCCATTTTTCAATCGTAGTCATGGATCAGATTTTGCTCATGTTCCATTGAGCTTTACTGGTTCTTTTAAGTTTCCAAAAATTGCTTTACGTTCAGGCGGTTCTGATGGTAATCCCGTTGATCCATACGAAGTATTCTATGGAATTAGACCAATGGAAGGAACCGGAAATAGCCGTGTTGATTCTGGATATAGCGATTATGTTAGAAGATTGAACGCGACTGCCAACAATTATGAGCCAGATTCAAATGGTTTGGCTGGTGTTGATTATGAATACTCTTTTGCATTCTCTATGGATGATCTTGTGGTCAATAGCAACACCAGAACTGTTACTTATACTTCTGGTTCTCGTGTCGCTGGAACTTCTAGAACTGCTACATCTTCTTCGGCAAATCTGTTAGATCTAGATATACAACAATTTTCTATGCCAGTCTGGGGTGGATTTGATGGCTTTGATATTACAGAGTCTGAACCATTCAGAGCAGCCTTATCAGCTAATCAAACAACGTTAACAAGCTATGTAAATTACAGCCTTTTCAAAGCGGTTGACTCGATCAGGAACTCAGAGCAAGTTATTGCTAACTCTATTTCTATACCGGGCCAAACAACTCCTTTAATAACTGACAAAGTGATTTCAATGTGTGAGGACAGAAAAGATCTTCTTGGAATCATCGATCTTGAAAATGGTTATACTCCATCAACCGAGGCTACCACACCCGCAGTTGGAAATGTTGGCACCGTTATCAGCTCTGCTAAAACAAGAAAACTTAATTCAAGTTACGCTTGCACATTTTATCCATGGGTTCAAATACGTGCCAACACCGGTGTTTCATCCGGTAAATTGTGGGCACCTCCATCTGTTGCCGCGATTGGC